ATCTAAGCGCAGCTGTCCATCCTATGCAGCCAACAAAAGAAGCACGATCGTTGCTGGTCATCTTTGCTAGTGCACCAAACAGATCAACCGATACTGCCAGAGCGGTCATAGCCGGAGTCCATGCTGCTACATCTTTGAAGCAGGATAATTCATCATCAGTGAGTTTGGCCATGAATGCATGCAGGATATCACTGCGAACAAAATGATTCAATAGCGCATCCGAACAATCTGTAAGCTGTGCAAGACAAGCTAGCTCTGTGTCGGTAAATCTAGACAGTTCTGTGATTATCTCTGGATGATTGGTTATGAGAGATACCAATCCCTCTGACCATTTTGAGATAACCGCAAATGCTTTCTGTTCATCTGGCGTGAGCTTTAAGACGAATGCCAACAGCTGATGGTTATTAGACAAGCGCAACAAGAGTTCTTTATCTGTGAGATATAGCATCAGCGTTTCCCTATCAACATGTATCTCTCGTAGGTACCACAGTCTAGTACACCCTTGTAGTATACCCGACTGCATCTAGCCCGAGCACTTAGCTCGAACATGCTGTTCATACTGTTCACATGTCCAATGTGATCTTCATGGTTACTGCACTGCATTACCACAAATTTCCCCGCTGGTATCTTGTCATACCAGGCATCAAAATCATCAAGGTGTTCACAGCTGGTGTTTATTATGGTATCAGCACTGTCGCAGATGAGCTCATCATCGCCGTTGTATTTCTTGGTAGTCCACCAAAAATCGTGATATTCTAACTGGTTAACATCCAGCGTGCTGGCTTTGAATCTCCAACCATCTGTGACGTCTGGTCGATTCAGGGTATCGGCTAGTTCTGCACAACCCTGATCTATGTCAAAGCTACGCAGGCTATCAAAGTTAAGATCATTCTGCCTGCGCAGCATGAGATATGCCAGCGTGCCTATCCATCCGCACATTATCCAAACTTTGCCAAGTTTGAGATCGAAACGGCTTAGCTGATCTATCAACCACAGCTTGCTGTTGAGCTGACCGCTGCTGAATGCATCAATCCATGCCACGTGTTCTGAATTTGGATGGTCTATCAATGCCATGTAGCGGTCTACGAATTGATCAGGGTCATCTACAATCGCAGAAGCTCGCTGTAGGTTATGCAGATGCTGCTTCAGCAGTGCAGATAATTCTGAATTCATCAAAGCATCAATCCTTTCCTCGGAGGATGCATGTAGTTTGATTTGAACCAAATGCTGGATAGCTGGTCTAGCTCTGGTATGATCATATCAAAATCCTCGCGAAGCCTTCTTGCATATTGTAGCAGCATCTGATCAACGTTCACAAACTGCATCTTCTTCCACTGCTTATCAAACCACGAATAATCGTTGATCACGCTGTTTTCTATCTCACCAGTGTATAGCTGATGAAAACCTTGCCTAGCACCTAGCATCGCCCATGTGCCATGCGTGATATCGCGTCCTATGGTCATCCAAACGTTTAATTTGCTGCGGTTACCCTGGTATATCAACGATCGTTCCGCTATTGGATCTGACATGGGTTTACCATCTACGTAGCTCATCTTGACACCCTCGCGGAAACCCGCACGCCAAGCTTGGAAAGGTGTCGCGTTGTTAACACTAACGCTGCCCAAGAAATCTATCTGATAGTAGCGCATGGTCCAACAGAAATCAGTGGTATCACCGTTTTCGTGAGTGTTAGAGTTTAGCAGCACCAGCCTGTCCCAGCACTTTATACCCCCGTTACCATATTCAAGTCCATTGATTGCATTCTTGCTCTTGAAGCTGAACACCACATCCTCATGGCCAGTGTCATCCAACAACTGATCAAACGCTTGGTCAGTTATCCAATTATCACCGTCGATGGTCATAAACCTAGACGTGCTACTGGCTAAAGCACAGGCTTTATGTGCGCTATCAAATCCTTTGACGCGATGGATGCGTTTAGCATTGGGAATTATCTCCAACACTCTGGCCCAATTCTCTTCGCTGTTTGGTTCATCATAGCTGATATAGAACGTGTCTAGATCACGTGGCCAATATTCTGTCATACAGCTAGGCTCCGCTCATATTCTTCTTGCAACCATCGCCAATCATTGATCTTCATCAGTTCTGCAGTACCTCTATTGGCAGTACCAAACCTACTGCCAGCTTGAGCACCTAGTAGACACCACTTACCGTGTTCTCGATCTTGCCCGCGAGTGCACCAAGCTTCTAAACGTGCCTGTGTCTCCTTGTCTACTTGGCCGTCTATCACGCCACTGGCTAGCTTGGCACATTCCCTGAATGCACTGCGCCAAGTATTATATGGATCAGTGTTGAATGCAGTGATATTAGAGACCTGATGTACTATCTTGTATTTTCGATTGATGCTGCTGGTCATGTCTGGTTTGAAATCTCTGTCTATGAGCTTGCGCACTTCTGCCGCAGGTAAAAGCTTGACAGCACCATAACCGTAAACCAGATCATTGATGGGATTACGAGCTCTAAACACATGCACATGATCCAGTTCATGTTCATTGGCCCTATAACTGAAATCAAAATCATCAAATATAACTGCATCACCGTCTATGCAATAGAAAAGATCAGTGGTGACCATGTTGCTGGCCACTATATGAGCTTTATGCAATCCCTTGACACCATGCAAGCGTTTGGCATTTGGATACCTAGACTTTAAACCCTGCCAATTTTGCTCAGCGTTTGGTTCTTCGAAACTGATGAAAACCATGTCATACATTTGATGTGTTCCTTAATAGATCGGCGATATCAGATCTGTTTATCGTCCTGTCTTGCTGATCAACACGATTATTGAATCTATCGTCCAGCCATTCAAAATCATTGATCAGTTTCAATCTTTTTTGATCTTTGGTGCTGACATGTTCTAGATAGAAATCAAATCCGCTGATAGCACCATGCATGCTGTCAACTGCAAATGGTACTGTCGTAGCTGTGGTCATCCAGATCAACAAACGTTCGAGGCTCTCTGACCAGTCCCCGTTTACTATGTTGCTGCACAGCTTCACAGCTTCTCTGAATCCGCTGCGCCATGACGATCTGGCATCGACATTATAATTTGTGATCGCAGCTATGTCTGGTACCATCTTGATATTGCCAACCGTGGTGGTGAAATCTAACCAATTTCGATTGAACCGCAAAACTGTATCAGTAGGCCATAGTTTGATCGCACCCCATCCGTAACTGAGACCATTTACTGGATTATAGCTGTGCCAGATGTGCAGGTAGTTCCTATCATAGTCAGGTGGATGATAATCAAAATTAAAGTTTGGATCAGCTACGGTATCAGCATCTACTGTCCAGAACATGGCAGTAGAGCTTAATTCAGCACAGCGTTTGTGTGCATTGTGTATGCCTTTAATGCCGTGCACTCTCTGTGCGCGAGCAAACCTATCCTTCAATAATGCAAAGTTTGTGTCAGCGTCTGGTTCGTTATATGATATGAAAAATATGTCACAGGGCACAGTTGATGACGGCAACTCATCCATTACCTTGAGTGATGAAAAATAGCCCTGCTGTGATTCGTCACCGCTGGGTTGATAATCACCGGGTACCAAATATATACCTGTTGCACCAGCTGATTGCACACCGGTGTCAGTTATGGTCTTCCATCCATGTGGATATTTCCTATCCCAGACATTGGGTCTCCAAGTGAGATCCATGGCCCGATGTGGATTTACTGTATCCATGACCAGCCAATACATCTCACTGCTTGTTTGAGCCGCAGCCAGCAGGCATGCAGATACTGGGTCGGCGGTATTTTGTATCCATTTAGATCCCGGATATCTATCACAGAATGCTTGATATTTCTCAGCACAGTCATCCCAGGAAACGAAGAACCTGTCAAACTGGCGCAGTGTAATAGGCTGGTGGTCGGCCACTTTCACACGGTCAAGCCAGCCAGTCTCTGCCTCTGCAGCAGACGGCACATGTTTGGTAGGTATCAGGAACACCCCAGCAAATTCATTTTTCTCGTAAGGTGAAGCAACCGAACCATCTGCATATCTATTCTGCCACACATGCGGATATTGCCTATCCCATTCCTCTGGCTTCCATTCAAAATCAAAAGCATCAACTAGCTCTACATCATCAGTCACTAACCAAAACATCGAGGTATAGCAAAGCAGCCTTGCGGCAGCACAGGCTGCAGTTAGTGTATTTGTGTTGGTCAATCGCAGTGCATTAGGATGTTCAAGCTTGAACTCATCATAGGCTGCAGTGTTTCCAACACCTCGGCTGACAAATATTATATCATACATCAGCTTGCCGATATGTGTCGTATCTGATCAATGCTCACCAGAGGTCTCGGTGGATTGATATAAACTTTCTTGAAGAACCTGCTTTGATCAGCGTCGAGATCAGATATATCAATGTTCAATTGCTTTCTTAGCCTATCTCCCAGAAACTTAGAATGATCAGCTATGTCAACTGACTTTACCGACTGCCATTTTTCATTGAACCAATCGTAATCTCTGATCATGGTATGATCGTCGTCGGTTAGATTACATTCGTATGCGCCAAGACGAGCACCGTATATGCTCCAAATCCCGTTATCTACATCTGCACCAACGCTGGTCCATATCAACAACTTGTGCAGATTATAGATCCATATCCTGCGAGCAAAATCAGCAGGCTTGACCTTGCGTCCAGATTCAAGGCTCATCTTGACACCTTCTCTGTATCCGCTGCGGAAAGCCTGATATTCGCTGCCATTTATCATGCTGGTGCTATAGGTTCCAAACACGTCGTGGTATTTGGTATTCCAACAGAAGTCTACCTTGCCTGCATCGCTGTCGCTGTTCTCATGGCTGTTCATGTTGCGCACGAACGCTTTGCTCCACAGCTTTAGACCACCGTTTCCGTATACCAATCCGTTAACATGATTTCTACCAGCCCAAGTCCAGGCATGATCGCGCTGAGTTTCATTGATGTTGATGGTCAGATCTAAGAAACTGGGATCTAATCTGTTATCACCGTCCACGGTTACGAAATATTCAGTGTCAGCTATGTCTGCACAGGCACGGTGTGCTGCATCAAATCCCTTCACACCGTGCACACGTTTGGCCCACGGTATGAGATTTATTAGCTCTGAATACAATAATTCTGCGTTTGGTTCGTCAAAACTAAGGAACACAAAATCAAATTCTGACATGTTATGCTGCATCATACCTCACATATATGCTGTAATCATCTGATAATCCAACTGTCACTGGTATGCTGTCAGTGGAGCTGGCTGTGACAGCATGAGGATATAATTCTATCCTCTTGATCAGATAATTGGGGTCATTCTTCATGGTTATATAGAACACGATGTTCTTGGCTCTTCCTATCACATCTACAACAAATCCATCTGCATTGCGTTGCCTGATGACGATCGGACTGGTTTGCGATTCAGAAGGGATAAACTTGCCGTTGAATGCAGCTGTCTCGGGATCTATCAGCTGCCAGAATTTCTTAAAAGCCGGAGTTCTTTTCTTGTATATGATGCTGGGACGTCCTAGCTCATCATCACCTATGTAGTATTCTATAAGCTTTGATCTACCTTCTAGGATATCTACGGCGGTGTTAAACTCCATGGGTATCTTGCGCAGCGCTGTGTCATCTGGGCGTTTGTCCGTGAACCCCACATGCCTGATCTCCAGCGTGGTGTCGTCGTACCATGCCCATGCCTGTTCAGTCTCTGGTTCGTTGCTCATAATATCCAAGAATCTCGTCTGTTATGAATCCCTTTACATGATAATGCAGAGGGAAAAGCTGCAGGTAATTGCCTATCTTGCACTCAAGATTTGGATTAAAGAACACGCTCATGTGACCAGTCCAATCTTCTGAGATACCAGGACCCCAGCCTTGTATCTCGCTTTTCATGTGTGTAAACGTTGGCAATGATCTTATGTTATACCATGTTTGATCAAGGTCCATTATCTTCAGCAATAGTGCAAAAACCACGTCAGTGCTCACTATCCTTGGCCTGTGCTCGGGCAATAGGTGTTCTTCAAAGAATCTTTCCCAGTTTAAAAACATGTATTTGGCCATGGCAAAAATATCAAACACCTCAGTAGTTTTCTTGAAGTACATGAAAGCAGTGTAGACATCTGGTAGATTGTTTTCAGTGAATGTCTTGCGATAGTAATCCGCAGAGACACCATCTGCACGATAGTTTAACACGCGATTGCATATCACGAAATCCTTGGAGGACATCTGATTCCACCAACTATCGATATCGTTGAAGAACAGCATATCACAGTCCAGCTTGATGGTTTCTTCATAGGGGCTCATGTGCA